GATAATACCACTTATCATTAGGTTTTTGAATTCGCTACGCCGATCTTTTGGTATTGTAGCGAGTAAGCGTTTTGTTTCTTTCGGTAAACGAAAGCTTCGATCTTTTTTCATCATATAGATTTTCTCCATAAATGGGGCCAAAGGCCCCATGTTTTAAGCTGCTTTTACTTCTTTTTTATTTTCTTGAAGAAGTGTTGGCTCAAAGAACTTTAATTCACTACCAATTTCAATACGTTTTGGTTTTTTATGTTCTGGAATAACATTGATAAGACCAATACGTAAAATGCCATCTTTAATTTCTGAACTGTGTACTTCTACAGTATCAGCAATGGTAATGTTTTTAGTAAATGAACGTGTAGCAATTCCACGATGTAGATATGTAGCTTGTCCCATATCTTCATTCTGTTTCATTCCTACAATCTTTAATGAACCTTCTTGTCTTGTGATTTCAATTTCGTCTTTTGAAAAACCAGCTACAGCTAGTTCAACAATATAACGATTATCATCAACTTTAATAATATTATGGTGTGGAAAATTGGAAGGTTTTACTTCTTCACCTAACATTTTTTCGACATCACGTAGAAAATTTTCAAAGCCAAGAGTTTGATGGAACAAAGGTCCAAAAGCAATACGTCCTACTGTCATAGTTTTCTCCTTAAATAAGCAAGTTAATAAAAACGTGATCCGTTAGGCATCACGACTCTTTGGCGACCACAAATGCTTGTCGATTCACCAAAAAAGTTCTTTGAGGATTTGATTGTTGAAAGACACGAATAAATTCATTAGTGCCTTCTACAATCACATCATCGTAATTCCTGGTATATACTTCTTCTTTAGTATATTTATTAACCAAACGTGTAATTTTTTCTTTCATTTTGCCACCATATTATATAGTAATTTTTCAAAAAAGTCAAGTTGTTTTAGTCTTTTTCTTTTTTACCTATGTTATACTTAGGTATAAGTTCCCAACCATCCTTCTCTTTGAAAGAGATAATTTTAATTTGATGTATTGGAGCTAAATTTCCTTCGATCACTTTTCTATTTAAAATCTTAACTAAACCCCATTCTTCAAGTAAATTGGCAATAGCGTTACGTCTTTGTATATCATTCTCTGTTATGTTTGATGGTTTTCCATCTAGAGCAAAAAGTTCTTTAAAGTGTACGATATAATATTTAGCTTGCTTGTGTAATATATGGCAAGACTGATACAATACTTTTTCTTTTCTGGATGAAACACCTATTCTAGTGAGAGTTTCACGTACCTTCAAAAAGTCATCTTGTTCCTGTAATTGTACTTCTACAAATTTATTAATATCTACCATTTTATTTCCTCAATCCACCAGTTTCTATTTTTTGTTTTAGGAATTGAATTTGTTCTTTACTCAGTAGACGTAGAACTTCTCTGGCTTTTGAAGATGAAAGGTTATAGACTTGTTGAATACATTCTATATCTTCACTTTTCTCAGACTTAGCCCACTTCGCAAAAGGCCTCTTTCTTGACCTTATGGTATTTAGTAAAAAATCATTCTGCATCTTTTTGTCGATGAAGTGTCTAGAATTCATCTCATTTGCAAACATTAAGCAGTCCATATGGTAGGATAGACTGCGATTTGTCAGAAACGGAGAATATTCCTTCTCTGTCAATTCATCAACAATTAGATTCTTTTTACCCTGTAGAATCTGATTTACATAATCGAAGGGACTCATCAGTAAAATCCAATTTTAGTTTCAACCTTCGGTGTCTTGTTTTGAGAATGAAAAATTTCTGCAAGAGAATAGTCACCTTCAGTTTTTTTGTTAAATTGAACTTTAAACTTCTTAGCAATTTTCTTAGCCTGTTCTTCATTATAGTTTTCGAAATGAAGAATATCAAAACAACGACCAGCACGAATCAAAGCAGGATCAATATCTTTTACTGATGGTAGATTGGTCGAGAAAATTAATTTCTTACCTTGAATACCCACAAGACCATCACCCACATTTAGAAAACGATGCATCATTGTGTTACCTTCTTTGCGAGACATTAGAAAATTATCCGCATCTTCAATGACCATCACACTTGCATCATCTTCAAGAAAACGAGCAAAGACGAAATCTCTTTCCAGAATTTTTTCATCATAAGTTACAACAGCATTTTTCTTTAGATGATGTAATAGACCACGAATAAAAGTTGTCTTACCTGTTCCTGGTGGACCAATCAGAAGAAGAATTGACGCTGAAGATTTCATAAATCGATCATAGTAATCTTCGATAGATTCTTCTTTCAAAAAAGGATACATCTCTGCGATGGGTAAGCGATCCGCTGTCAGAGGAATTTGAACTGAACTTCCATCACCCGAATAAATCCATTCGATGTGGCACGTAGCAGTATCGAAATTTTTTGAAATAAGTTTTTTATGAAACTCAACAAATTCTAAACTACCACAGATTTTAATTTCAACAGAGTTAGAATTAACCGAATAGTCTATAAAAGCAACTTCTTTTCTATCTATAATAAGACCAGCATCTTTACTAAACTCAACGATTTGTAAATCATTATAGGCCTTTCTCGAAAAAGAAATCCACGACTTATAGTCAGCCACATAAATTTGTTTATCAGAAATTGTTTTTTTACCAAGACGAGTTCTCTCGTCAACAATTTTAGATATGTAGTGATCATTTAGTGAAACACCACTCAAGAAAAATTCTGGACGCTGATCTACTGCTGAGAAATCAGTATCCTCATCATTTGTAAAAACTAAACCATCATTATATTTTCTACCCACTTCACTTTTCCTTTCATGATCATATTTTCTTTTTTCGCGGCGATTTCTAAATTTTCTAGAAAGTCTATTGAATCTAGCTCGCAGAGGAACAATTCCATCACTATCAAAAATATCAGACATATTTACTTTCAAAAAACCATTCTAGTTAAACCAATAATATCAATTGTGGTTAACAAAGTGTAGTTTGCGAGCATACCAAATGATTTGCGAGTATAAGCAGCCCAAGCATAAACAGCACAAGCAACGATCCACATAGGATATAAAACCATAAGGGGAGGATCTGGTACGGTAAATGCCATGATAATACTACACCCAATACTGATAGCCCAAGCAAAAAGCTCGGCAGCAAAGCGAAAAGGATATGAGTTAAAGTCATTTTTTATCCACTTCCATATATCGAAAAATAAATCGTTCACTTGGTGAATTCACACTCTACCATAAGTTCAGTTAAACAAGCAACCATATTGATTTCTTGATCAGCAACAAAAGCTTGTTTATACTGATAATCTGCAAGAATTAAAACGGCTTTAGGTATTGAAGTTGGTTTCATTACATCATAGAGTGCATCATATAGTTTACGATATAAGGTATTACCATCAATTTCAGTTGTCGCAACCCACTTACGAATAGATGTAAAGTCTTTCTCTGTAATATTCTTTACAATCTCTTTGAGAGAAACATCGCCAATTTGTGCGAGAATACCAGTGTCGATCTTACCAAATTGAGAATATCTTTGTAGTTCATTTATTACACGGCGAAAATCTGGAAAGTGTTTCTTGATAAGTTCAGCAACAACAGTCTTATCGTAGTCGATATTTTCACTTTGCAAAACCATCTCAATTCTCTTGTGAAACTGAGATGCCATCTTGACCTTCTCACCATTCTTCAAACCAAATTCAATCACCGCACAACGACTATGAAGTGGTTCAATGATTCGGTTTTTGTAATTACAAGTAAAAATGAACGAACAGTTACCTGCAAATTCTTCAATCGCATTACGTAAAGCTGGTTGAGTTGAATTTGGATTCAGATAATCTGCTTCGTCGATGATGATGACTTTACGACCGCCAGCAAACGACATTGATGAAGCATAATTCTTTATCTTGGTTCTAAATGTATCAATACCACTTTCATCAGAACCATTGATGATCATGAAGTCGCAACCGATTTCGTTGCACATTGCTTTGGCTACGGTCGTCTTGCCTACGCCTGCGCCACCACTCAGCAGTAGATTGGGTATTGTTTTTTGATTGACATATTCCTGAAAAGGCTTTTTGAGCCTTTCAGGTAATATACAACTTTCTATATTTTGGGGCCGATATTTTTCAGTCCACAAAAGTTGTTCCATAATAATAAGCCTTTCTCACGGAGAAAATAAAAAAATTGTCTAAACATCGTCATCTAAAACATCAATATCATCATGTTTTAATTTAGAATTGTTTAGAAATTCTTGCATGTACTTTTCATCTTCACCTAAAACATGTTTAGCAATACAATAAGCGATAGAATCGTTTGGTGTTTTATTCAATCGACGACCAGTCAATTCTTCTTGTTTTCTTGGAGGTCTAACATTAATAAAATTTTTAAAATGTTTTAAAATATATTCTTCATCAAAAGACTTATTCATATGTTCATTAATATCTAAAAACTTTCCAAGACCACACAGTAAATATGAAGAAATTACTGTATCTTTTACCCAAGCATTTTGTATAATGTTGGAAGAAAGTATTAGATTATCGTGCGAAACATGTTCATGTTTCCAAGTATTGAACAATTGTTTTATACCTCCTAATGAAACAAAACCTGGTAACAAGTTTTCAACATCCAATCTACAGTCCTTTAAAAAAGACAAAAACTTCAGTGCTTCAGGTTCATCATAAACAACTTTAGCTCTAAAAATTTCTTCAGGTTTCATTTGTTCAATATCAGAGTTACGAATCTTGAACATTCTAGCTTCTTGTTTCTCGCATTCCGTTACAGTCATTCCATGACTGTGATTCAACCATGAAGCGGGCATATGATCAATTCCACAAAAAAGAGCCATGAAAGCTCTTCTAAATCCATCCCAAATAAAAATGTCTCCATTTGGTCTAACTGCAACATCGATGTGACCGGCTGCTCTCTTATCAAATCCTCCAGTGGAGTTTAATTTTTTTAAGAGTTTTAAAAGTCTCATCTTTCTTTGATATGTGATACAAACCTTTGCATTATTCAAATCAACAAGAAAGTTGTTCGCATCATAAGGTGTAGAATTTGGAATTTTATACTTTTTCGAATTCGTGACTTTTTTTGCAATATCAACGAGGTCTTTTAAGTTATAGTCTCTATTGTCGAGACTAGCTAGAATGCTAGCGGCTTCTTGCAATTGCATTTTTATTCTCCTTTAAATTTTAAAGTTTGATATTTTGAAATATAAAATATTTCTTTTACTACGAAAATTACAAAAAATTATTTAGCTTTTTCAAACTTAGAACCAGCTTCAGTAGTAATCCAATACTGAAGATTCTTGTTCTTATTTTTGAAATGTGAAATACCTTTAGATGACAAAGATACTTCATATGTACCAGAAATCATTTTAAGATTCTCAGTCTTAAAAATCATTTTGTACTTATCACCATTACCTTCTGCAATTTCAATCGAATCTGTATGTGCAGAATCATTTTGCAGATCGAGTGTACTAATAAACACTTTCTCACCATCAGATTCAATTGCAATATGTGGTGAGGAAAGAACTGCTGCAGCACGTAGTACCCAATCAAAATCTTCAGCATTAAGTGTGAATCGAATTTCAGGATCGGGCATTACAATATTCTTTTCTGGTGGAACCACAATCATACTAGGTTCACAGAAACGATATTTAATTTTACTGCGGCCTTTCAAACCAGAAATAAGAATATTCTTATCTTCAAAGTTTAGAGTTGGATCATCCTTATGTAAGGAGATAACTGAAAGGAAGTTATTCAAGTCATAAACACCAAAGTCAACTGGAAAACTTTCGTCAACAGTTACTTCTGCCATAATATTTTTTTGTGGTGAAACAGTTTTAATTGTTTTACCTTGTTTAAAATAAATCCCTTGATTGATTGAAGCAAAGTTCTTCAAAAGATTTATTGTATCGGAAGATAGTTTCATTTTTCTACTCCATAATTAATTTTTTCATCAACAGAATAAAGTATATCATGTTCATATAGAAACATGAGGCAACAAAGCGCATGAGCTAAGTGATGTTTACCAGATTCAGGATCCAACTTCTCACCTTTTTTCCAAGCCCAAATATGACGTTCTAATGCATCGAAATATCTGCGCTTGGAATCAGGTACTTTTTTCCAATTATCTCTCTCATACTTTTGAGCACCGAATGTAAGTACATCGACAGTAGCTTCAAGAGCATGAGGAGGTAACAAACCATATTCTAGTTTATTGTTATCGAATTTTCGACCAACACTTTCCATTACAATCTACCCGTAAGTTCAGCAACTTTTGGCATGTTACCAGTAAATGCATAAGTGCCAATATGTTGCGTTTTCATCCAAGGACATAGATAAATTTCTCCGCCAATTTTACGCCACAACTGGCAGAACATGTAATCTTCACTTAGATAACGATCAGAACCGCCACCAGTGGCAGAATCTACAGTATCAATGATAGTGTCAAAGTATGCATGAATATAACGTGAACCATCAAAGTGTGCTTGGCCAATATGATCTGGTTTATAACGTAACTGAGGATAAGCTTTTTCGAGTCTTTCAAAAACATTACGCTTAATCATCATGAATCCAGTTCCAATTTCTAAAACTTGAAGTGGTTCTGTTACAGAAAATTGTTGTGTACCTTTAACAACATTAAAGACATATTCACCCACAACACCTTCGAGTTCTTTTGGTTCCAATTCAGGATGTTTTCTTGCAGCGTGAGCGATATTGCCCCAATTAATAGATTTTTTAGGATAAGGACCGCCAATTAAATCCTTATCAAGAGCCATAAGTGCTAAAACATCTTGCGGATTGAAGTGAATGTCGGAGTCGATAAACAACATGTGTGTGCAATCTGAACGGAGAAATTCATCCGTCAAATAGTTTCTTGCTCTTGTAATTAGAGATTCGTTGAAAAGAAAAGAAAATTTAATGTCAACACCATATCTAATCATCAAGGTTTGAAGGTCGAGACAAGATTTTGCATAGAGGCCATGATTCATGCCGCCATACATTGGTGTAGCTACGAAAAGTTTATTTTTTTTCAATTCATCAAGTTTGATTTGTATTTCCATAGTTTATCCATTGTATAATAAAAAAGAGAGGATACTAGTATATATCCTCTCTTTGCAGCGTTTTTAAAACTTAAGAGGTAATCTTAAGCAAAAGCGCGCTCTCCTTGAGCACGAATAGCTGCAATACCTTCAGCAACCATACGCTTAGTTGGAGTGCCGAGACGGTAGAAGAAAACCTTCTCACCGTTGTTGTTGTAGCGGCTATTCAAGTAAATAGCGTAACCTTCATTGCGAAGATCGTTGATTGTTGCGGAAGGATTTGAAACACCAAACATGCTCTGCATTTTAGCAGGAGTTAGGGTGTTGTAACCATCTTCTTTAGAAAGGTAAGCAAGGACTTTAGATTTAACTGACATAACAAAATACTCCGTAAAAAAGGTTGCTTAGTTTAAGTCATTTGAGAGGCAACCGTTCTCTCAAATTATGTGTATATTATACTAGGTTATTGACAGGTTGTCAAGCGTTTTTCAGGTAAATTAGAAAGGAACTTCTTCATTTACCGAAATTGTTTCTTCAACTGTTTTTGCCATAATGGTTTCGGTATTAGCACCAGCATCCACTTTGGTATACAAATCAGTAAAAGAAATTTTGGTATCTTCATCAAAACGATTCAAGCAAAGACCGATTGATTTCATCTTATCACCAAACACACCGTAAGTACGTGCAATATGTACCAAACGGCGAGTGGAAATCACTTCATCACATCCGCCTTCATCAAAGGTTTTACGAATAACATCAGCCCATGTAACAAGTTTTTCAGCGAATTCATTATCAGAACGACCAGCAGAAGCAAGTTCTTTCTCGACAATCTTACGCTCAACTTTAACAGGAGGCCAATCTTGTTCCATTGTATTGGGGAAACGCTCAAGAAACGCTTCATTCAATACATTCGTAAACATATAACGACCATCTTCAGAACCTTTACCTTTAGTATTTGCAGTAGCAATAACGGTAAATCCTTCAGCAGGTACAATCAATTCATTTTTCTTTTTCAGAAGAAACGGTTTACCTTCAAGCACACGCTGAAGTGAGGAAAGATTCTGTGCGCCATAATCGACTTCATCGATACAGAGTACGGCACCTTGACGAGCCGCAACGGTTACAGGACCATCACGCCATTCCATTTGACCATTAATCAGAATAAAGTTACCAAACAAATCACTTTCATCGGTTTCAGGTGTCATTGAAACGCAAACAAACTTACGATTTAGTTTAGCGCAAGCTTGTTCAACGGACATGGTTTTACCATTACCTGATTGACCAGTGATGAAAATAGGAAAGAAAGTTCTTGATTCGATGATAGAAACGATATCTTCAAAGTTTCCAAACGGAACATAATTTTTGTATTTGGTTGGTACCAAATTCTCAATTTCCAGATCAGTAACGATTGAAGAAATTCTATTGCTCGATTTGTTTTCAACTTTTTGCATAGGAATTACTTGCGCCTGCATATCAACAGTTTGCACATTTTGTTTCTCTGTAACACCAGGCACTTTGTATGTGCCGCGCTTTACACGATTAACATCATCATTTGTAAACCAGTAAGGTTGACCAATATTAAGTTTTTGTGCAATAGCTTTAATTTCATCAAGCGTTACAGTGTTCTTACCAGTAGCGATAAGAGCATTCAGAAACTTTTGACGCTTTTCATTACGACTTGCCATTATATATTCTCCAAGAAGGATTGTTCACTATACCACAATTATAACAGACTATTGATACCTTGGCAATAGGTCTGTCGCATAAAAACAACATATCAAACTGCAATACCATCAATAAATTTAGAAACAAGTACCCGATTCACTTGGCGTTTTTTGTTAAATTTCATAAACGCATTGGCAAGTTTACTTGCCGTAACTTTTTTGGTGGTATCAATTTCTAGTTCACCATCATTTACTTGAAGTTCACTGCCACCAGGAATAATGAAGAAACTTTCATATCCTGGCTTTTTAGAAACCAAAAGTTTTTCTTTCTTTAGTTTTTTTGCCAACTCTTTTGCTCTGTATCGTTTTTCATGCCACTGAATAGACTCATTATCATAAATGTTTTTAGAATCGGTTTTTTCATAATGATGCATCATAGCCGCACTTTCAGCAGAACTATTGCTTCCGTCAGTCAGAAAGAAACCAAAAACTTTAGCACCAGTTCGATATGAATACCATTTCAAAATATTTTGACTTAGAAAATCGTTATGTTCAACTTTCGTTTCAAATTTGGTTTTCTTATCACGTAAATAAACATTATTGTACGTAGAACTCATGTGTTTATAATTTTTGTAGTTATCACCAGCATATGAGTGATAAGTATTAATCGTATCAGCATCACCATCGTGAACAATAACCAAATTTACAATATCTAGATTATTTACTTTTCTAAATTCTTGTGTAATCTTTTCAACAGCAACAATAGCTTCAACCATTGGTGTGTTTGAAAGACCTTCAGAGACAGGATAATGCCGACTATATCGACCGCCAGTAAAACCATTCATCAATGAAACCAAATTTTTAGTCGATTTAGTAAATTCAGAATTGGACATTTTTGAGTTTAGATACTCGCGCAAAAACACACCATCTAAACAAAGTTCACCTTCTTCTTTAGAAAAAGATTCGCGTAGTTTTTGATTTAGTGTTTCATTGTAACCACCATGATCTTCAAAGAAAGCTGTAGTGTTATTACCAAAACCATAAACGACAAAAGGAATATTCACTTTACGGCAAAATGAAGTCAGTATCAAAATCTGTTCAATAGAACCTTTCAGATTATTTGACATAGACCCAGATTTATCCAAAAGTAAAATAAGACCATGCGATTTACCTTTTGGTATACGCATCATTTTCTTAAAGATAGTATCATCAATTTGATACTTGTACAATTTTGATACATCAATATCACCAGTATTTGAAGTTTTAGCTTTAGCATAACATGATGCAGCTTTTTTCATTTCAAATTCTTTTGCGAGTAAAGAAATGTATCTTTCATTACGACTTTTGAAACTATTATAAAGCGTAGTTTTCTCAGACTCATTAGTATAGAATTCTGATAATAATTGATTCACTCGCTTTGCAGGAGTAATAATACTTTTCAAATTAGGTTCAGGCGTTGTTATGTAAACATAATCTTTGCATTTTTCATCAAGAAGTTCATTTTCTTTTTTACGAAATGCATTATCAGTTTCACATGTAGGTTCGAAAACAATGAATTGATCTTCCTTAGATAATGTAGATTGTTTAAAACGGTTTATCTGTGTGAAGGTTTCTTCACCATCTTCCGTTTCATCTTCATTATTAGGAGTACCCTGCATCTTTTTAGAATCATCAGATTCTTCTGAACCTTCAGAATCAGATTGATTGTCCTCCTGTTCTGTGGTCTCATCACTAAAATCATAATCAAAATCAGAATCGGACGAATCGTCAAAATCACCATCTTCACCAAAAGAATCTAATTCAAAAGTAAATTCTTCTTCAACCATTTGAAATTGTTCATCTTTAGAATAATCCCAAACAAGTCCAGTAACACGCAAAACATCATCCCAAGTTTCACAACGCATTACTTCTTCAACCAACTTTTCTTCAAAGGCGGTGAATTTAATATCCATAGTACCGCTTGACTTAGTAAAAAGATTCAAACGATTAATGAAGGACATTTGATTAATATCACGACCTTTCAATTCAAAGAAATCACGCTGCATCAAGTCATTGTAAGCTTCAACAAAAGACTTACGAATACCAGGATATTTGCGTTTGATTTTTTTCTCAATACGGGCATCTTCAACAACATTCAAAAAGCCTTTATAGTTTCGGCCTTTGTCGCAAACGGCATCATGCCAACCTTGAGCAGGAGTGTACAGAGCGTGACCAACTTCATGACCCATCAAAAGATCATAAAGCACACCACTCATATTTTTCCAAATAGGGCAATACAAAACCCGATTCTTTGGATCGAATCGAGCGGTTCTAATCTTTTGGTGTTCAATACGTAGATTCTCGGTAGCTAGGAGTTTCGCCAGCTGAGATTTTGATTCGGCAGTAAATGTTGTCATTTAGACATCCTGTTATCAGTATATGTATATTGTAACACAGATTTGAGGAAATGGCAACCAGTTGTCATTATAACAACTGTTGTCAAATTAGTAACTGGAGCGGTTTACAGGAGTTAAACCTGTCTGCCTTCGGGGGAAGGTTGTCTCGGACTCACCGCATTAAAGACATTATAACAGATTATCGACCCACTTGCGGCAAATATTTATCTTTTGTTTCTTGCCAAGTTAAGTAAATAAGATCGTCATAAAATAGGGTATCATAGGAAACTTTATCTTTCTTCACCAATTGTTTGATTCTTGGCTTAGCATGTTTCTGTTTCCATAGATTACTTAGGCTCTCTACGCTCGTATCAAAGAGTTTTTTCATATCTTTGCCATCATGTTCGCCGCGGAGAAACTCGCAAGTCTTATCATACAGAGGTGAAAAATAAATTCCTCTTGCATGTTCAGACTTAATTAATTCTTTTGGTATATTCAGTTGACTATAAGTAAAAGTTAGTGAACGATTTTTGTGATCACGTTTATGTGGTTGACCAGAAGGTTTCTTTGCAACATACCATTCAAAATATTTTCGTGTATGGTTTTCTTTTAACCACTCACGAATTTTATATCGTGTGTTTGATAAAGGTTCAAATGAAACTGAACCAGCCGTAAAACCCATAGGAAGCCAATGATCTAAATTATCATATTGAGAAAGACCATTTGCTTTTGTTTTACCATATAAAGATGTGGTAGTAACAGAAACTAATTTATCTTTGTACAGTTTCTCCCATAATTCTTGTACAGGATCAGACAAACAAAGTAAGGCAAGTAATTTACCGCCCACATAGTTATAACCTAAAGGTTGTAAAGGAACAATCGTAGAACCAATTGCAGTATGATTAATCATACCACCTTGAGTTTTTAATTCTCTTGACCAACCAATGAAGTTATCTCTAGGTGTTAAATCTAAAAAGTCTGAACTAATACACATTACACCCAAATATTTCTTTGTTACTTTGTCTCGAACAACAAAATTAAGATTGCGACCAATATTAGAATTATTTTTCATCGTGGAAGAAAAAGTTCTTATTGTATTCCACAATTCAGGTAAATCATCTTCTTTATTGGTGTAAAGAAGTTCAGGTTCTAATGATAGATAATCTTCTGGCGATTCTGGTACCCAGAAGTTAGATTTGATATTATCAATCATTCGCCTTTGTTTATCATCTTTGAGTACTTTCTTTTCTCCTTCCCACAAATCATTTACAATTTCGGTTGGATATTTTTCTTGTACTTCACACCACTTTTGAAACAAAGTATATTCTTTTACATCCATAGCAGAAACATATGTGAGTTCTTCAATCGTTTTCTCACATAATTCTTTTTCATCTATGTGTGTAAAAGATTCTGGTGGATTATGTTCCTGCCATTTTTTCCACTGAGTTTCTACATCATCTTTTGGATCAAAACTATACGGCATTTTTTAATCTTCTTTTCACGTTTTTAATTTTTTTTAGTTGTTTTTGTTTCGCCATTTTTATTGTAACAGGTCCAACATATTTGGTGTACTTAACACCATTCATATGATCTGTTTCGTGTAGAAAGCATCTTGCTGTTAATCCATAAAATGTTTCTTGATGCCTTTGGCCATTTTCATCCGTAAACTCAGCAAGAACAGATTTCGGTCTTTCAACTTTCATAAACATTGCTGGAAAAGAAAGACACCCTTCCATATCTTTAATTATTTCTTCAGAAACTTCTAACACTTTAGGATTAATACATGCAATTTGAAATTGATCTGTACCCATAACAAACACCCGATCTTTTAATCCACACTGATTAGCAGAAAGACCTATACCACCATAAAGTTTCATTGTCATCTTCAATCTTTTAATTAAATGTGACATACGTTTATTTGGCAATTGTTCTGTATATTCTGGTAGTTCAATATTTAAAAATGGGTGCTTATCATCAAATACAGTTAATGGTTCAACCTTTTCATCTTGTACAATACCACTTTCAGTATTGATCGTTAATACTTCACTCATAGTTTATCCTATTCTTGGTTTATCATAAATTTTTTCAATAAGTTTATTCAAATCCCAATCTTCCCTCGAATCACACATCAAAACATTTATGTCCATCATTTCTCTTAATCCTAGTGGTAAAGGAAAAGGAACTTCAAGTTTTTTCTGCGCTTCTTTCATGAACATGGCCAGTAAACTCTGGTAAGTAAATACATATTTTTTCTGACACATGTAAGCTTTATTATCACCTATTGCAAAAACTCTCCAATTTTTTTCATTATATTTTGCCAAACTAAATTCTATGGCAGCACTGTTGACACCAGGATACTCGTAATCATTAAAATCGTCAAGCACTATTATGCCTCGGTCTACCATATATTGACTAAAAAATTGAAGATCGCCTAAAACAGCGGAGTGTTCATGACAACCATCTATGTGTAAAAATCTTAAAGGCCTATCAAAGAATTTTATACCGTGTTTCAATTCGGTAGTATCTTGTATTCTCCAAATAAGATTTTCTGGTGTGCCAAACTTTTTTATATTTTCCAAAGATTTTTTATATACTTCATCTGGAAAAATATCATATAAGTAAAGTTTATCATTTCGCTCTTTAAAATTAGAAATTGCGATAGCACTTTTACCATAAGCTACACCTATTTCACAAATATCTCCAGGTATATCTTTCTGTAATTCTTTTAGTATACCATACATAACAACAACATCAATTGGATAAAACCATCCCTCAACTTCTTTGTCAACAACATCCCTGTACCAGGTCAAATATTCTTTAAAATTCATTTGACTATCCTCGAAAAATTCTTTTCTTTTGTAAATTTAATTACGTTCATAAATTTATCCTGTAGTATATCTCCTTTATGCGAGATAACAAACAGGTTTACATCTTCTAACATCTGCAACAGTTTCATAAGTTCTTCAGTACCATTTGAATCAAGACTAGAATCAAAAGTTTCATCTAGTATTAATAAATTTGTATTAGAAGAATTTTTTAGTTTAGCTACAGCACGCCAAGTCAACATGAGTGCCATGTCAATACGTTGTTTCTCACCTTCAGAAAAATTATGATAACTAAAATCATCACGATGTCTAGACTTAATTGTTTCTTTAAAGGATTCGTCAAGATTGAAATTGACAAAGAAATCTAATGATGACAAATACTTATTAACTAATTTATTGATAATTGGTAGATATTGTTTTATAATCTTTGTTTTGATGCCAGTATCTTTCAACAAATTAGAAGCAGCTTCATAATAAGTTTTTTCATTGATGAGTTCCTTCAGTTCATTTTCTAAATTACTTAAAGATTCTTTTAATGTTTTAAGTGACAGTTCATCTTTGTGTGTATTTACCTTCGATGTTTTTAGATCGTTGATAAGTGTGTTTAACTTCTGTAAATATTTGTTTATACCAGTAATTGATGCTGTTTTTGTTGCGAGTTCAACTTGAAGTTTTTGTATTTCTTTTTGTTTTTCTAAAATATCATTTAACTTTGTTTGTTCTTCATTGAGTTTAGATTCGAGATCATTAAGACCTTGCTGAGATTGTTCGACTTTTCCAGTAAGTGCTTCGATTTCTCTTTCTTTAATCTCCATGGCAATGGCTTGTCTACACGTTGGACAATCATCATGAACTCGGAAAAAATCAATATCTTTGTTGAATTTGGATATATTGTTTTCAATCTGCGACTCAAGTTTAGTGATTTTCTTAACTTTGTTTTCGAGTTCGATCTTTTGTTCCACGGTGACTTGTAATTCTGAAATTGTATTTGCATATCCTTGAATTTCTGTGTGTAGTGATTCAAGGGCATCATTATTGATTTGTATTTCGGTTTCATATTCTTTCACCTTAGATTCAACATCTTGATTTAATTTATCAAGATGTTCTTTCTTCAATTTATATTCTTGTGTCTGCAATTCAATTTCATTTTTCTTTACAGAAACATTTTCTTTATTCGTTGAAATTCTTTGTTTAACAATACCATTCATTGTACTGAAGATTTGTATATCCAATAAATCTTCAATAATAGTTCTTCTATCGGAAGCCGACAGTTGCATGAACGGTGTAAAAGATGCTGAACCTAGAATAACAATCTGTGTGAAAGATTTATAGTTCATTTTCAAAACAAATCTTTCTAAGTAATCCTGATAATCTCTTGATGCAGCTTCTTGGTTTATAAGTTCATTATTACAATAGATTTCAAAGATGTTTGGTTTGATACCCCGTACAATTTTATACGTTTTATTGTTTGTACTAAACTCAACCTCAACCACAGTTTCTTTACCATTGATTGAATTTACAAGATTAGGTTTATTAATATTTCTAAATGCTTTACCAAAAAGAGCAAAACAAAGAGCATCAAGTAAGGTTGACTTACCTGAGCCATTTTCTCCTACGATTAAAGTATTACTGGTATTGTCTAACTTAATTTCTGTAAAACTATTACCAGTACTTAATAAATTTTTCCATTTAATATTACGAAAAATTATCACTAATCAGATACCTCAGTATTCAATGCTTCAACATAAAGTTCACGCATAACGGTTTTTAGTTTGTCACTCTCAACATCTAATTCTAGATTATCAATATACTTAGATAAGATTGTCATCGTATCTTCAGCCTGATCGATAATATCTTGATCATCACCAATTAAGTTGTCGGTAAAATCTTCGACTATTGATAAATCACTTACACCAATTTTATACAAGTTGTCTAATACATGTTCAAATAGAAAAGGATTTTGTTTGTTTAAGACAACCAATTTTATATAAGTTTCTTTGTACTTAGAAAAATCATAAGATTTCCAATATTCAAAATCATGATTCGTATCATCATACATTATTTTATGAAATATCGAATATGGATTTTTTACAAATTCCAGTTCTCTTTTTTCAGTATCAAAGATATGAAATATTATCCGAAGAAGATTTATGGTGAAAGTGTCCACTCAACACTATATCATACTTTGATAATGTCTTTCTGTCAAGCCCACCTTGATGAACATTGCCACGATCCATTTCGAATCCATCTATTTCAAAATGCCCAAAACAAATTTGTGATTTACTATTTTTTATTTTTTCAAATATTTCTTCTTCATTATCAGAACAAATCCAAGGCACTATATCAATATCTACACCGTCAAAATTTTCTGTAGAAAAATTTTCTACTAAAAATACATTATCATATTCGTTTAATAACAATGATGGTGAGTTTACTTCAAGTGTATTTTTAAATGCAACATCATGATTACCAACTAATGTATATAAGTTGATTTCATGTTCTTTAAGTTTATTGAAAAAATATTTTCGAGATAGGTAGAGTGAATTGAAATTGATAAATTTTCTCCTATCGAATAGATCGCCCATCTGAACGACTACGTTGATTTTATTTTCTACCAAATAAGGAAAAAATACATCATCATAAAATTTTTTGAAGTACGTGTGAAAATCTAAAGAATCACCTCGAGCACCAAAATGTGTATCACCCAATATACATAATTTCATAAGTTATTCTTCTACAAAGTTGTCTATACCTTTAGTCTTACTTTCTTTTTTCTTTCTTTTATTTTCTTCAAAGTTGTGTATGAATTCCGAAATATTATCATATAGTTCAAACTGCTTCATGTTGCCGTTTTCATCCTCATACATTTCACCCTCATCAAGTAAACCAAACTGTTGAGTTGCCTTATACTTCACATAGAGTTGTTTTTTCTCTTTCATGATTCGGCGTAAGAAAGCATAATATATGATTTGAGTAAAATAAGCAAATGGATTATTACTCTTTGCCGGATCAAAGTTACGGAAATACATTAGGCAGTTTTCAATACCGTCAGCAATCATCTCATCACGGAAAGTATAAGAAATAAAGTTAGGCTTCCTTGAGAGGTGTTCTGCAATTTTAAGGAAACATTCTCCAATATAATTTGGTACCGGAGGTTCTTCCGTTTTATTCTTTTTGGCATCTTTACAATCTTTGTGATATTGTACTAGTGCTGCAAGAAAATCTGCGTTATTGATATAGTGATTCGATTTAGCCATATTATTACCTATAAAAGTGTTGACATAGTGCTTGACAAGTGTTAAACTAGCGGTGTTCCGTATGAAGATTAATGAAGTTTCTTGTTCTTCCTGTATTCTTCTATTTCCTTAAGTTCTTCCTCAGTTAGTTCATATTCCTCATTGTATTCATCTTCTTCTGTTTCATCATCAAAAGAAAGTTCTTCATTTTTCAAGATGGATAGAATAGATTCATTTACCATACTTTGATAATACTCAACAAGAGAATCTTTTGGTTCAAACATGGTAATGATATCTGAATTATAGATGATAGCAGAATCTTCTTTGATTACCTCTATTGGTAACCAAGGCATCATCATAAAAATAGATTGTCCTGTTTCAACTCTTTTTACAATCATTCTCATTGGATTACTTAATAATACCATATCACTTTCATCATCTTCGATTATCTTAGAAATAATATCTTCACCAGTTTGAAGTCGAACTATTTTTATTGTTGGTTGATTATTCATTTGAGCTCTATGTTGTAAAACTTGTAATTGAATTTTTCATCATCGTATATTTTAACACGTTCTATGAAATGATTCAAGGTAAAATTAGTAAATTTGCCTATTCTCATATCATCGACAATATCAAACAACACGGCTTGTTCCTTATTATCTCCCTTTCTTAGTCCTCTTCCTATTGACTGTAAATTTCGAACCCTTGATTTAGAAGGTGAGGCGAAAACAATATTATGAAGATTGCGGATATTAACCCCAGTAGAGAAAGTCCCGTAACTAGCAACAATGATTGCATCTCTTTGTTTTTCAGTAATCTCACGAACTGACTCCCGTACTTCAACATCTGTTCCACCGAAAACAAAAAATACATGTCTATTTTTAGTAGATTCTTTAATAATTTTGTAAAGTTCTTTACCATGTTTTTCTACAAACTGAAAAAGTATTAGAGTGTTACCTTCTAACGATAACACTAGATTTTTTATAAATTTATTTCTGGCTTCATTTAATACTATGTATTCTATCTCGGAATTATAATCCCATTTTCTTGCGGCTTGACATACATTTTCTGGATGTTTTAGTATGAGACATTTAATTTTAAAGTCAGCGAGTTGTTTAGAGGCAATCAATTCTGATGTAGATGTAGCCTTGTAAACTGGACCAAACAAACCTTCTAAAACTAATCTATGAGTTTGTGTACCATCTAATGTACCTGTAGTACCTATTCTATATTTGGCATTTACACAGCCAGATAAAATAGTCGTTAAAGATTTAGCTTTGAATTGATGAGCTTCATCACCTAGTACAAAATCAAACTGTTCAAAATACTCCAGGTCATTTTTATAGATAGATTGCCATGTTGTGATTGTTAAGAATTTTTCAGTTGTCTTTTCCTTACCAGAATACTGACGATGGCAAAAAGAATCAGAATCGTACCCATAATCTTGAAAGTCCTTATACATTTGTTCAACAAGGGATGTTGTTGGAACAATTAACAAACCTTTTTTAAAATCTGACGCTTGTAAGTAACTTACTATACAATATAAAATTAAAGACTTACCTGATGCTGTTGGTGATAATAATAATATTCTTTTATTTCTTATAGCATGTACAAATGCCTGTAATTGATAGTCACGTATTTCAAAAGGAAGATTTAAAGTCTTTACAAAGTCTACTGCTTCAACAAGAGAAAAATTCTCCGTATTTACCACATCTGAATCTATTTCTAGATTATACTCACGTTCTTTACAAAACTTATCAATGTAAGGAACAAGTCCATGATACATAGTAAAAGTTCGAAGATCAGCCAATCGAATTTTACCATCCCAAATTTTGTTTTTATAAGCGGGAGTAAATTGATAACCAGGAACATAAAAAGTAAAATACTCTGATAGTTCCTGTGCTACACTTTTTTCACATTCAAAATGTATAAACGATTCGTTTTTCTTACGAAGAATAATAGTATCAGTCAATTATATACCTTGTATAAATTTTTGCCAACCTATGTAATCTCTAAGTTGAAAGGTTCTACTATTCAACTCTTTCATTATTGATGTACACAGATCAACAATCTCATCATGCATTAGTTTGTTTGCTAAGTATTTGTTTAAATCTTCATCACTCTCTAAGTATGTATTAATCTCGGATTTGAGTACGTAAGGAAAAGGCTCCCATCCTCTTTCTTTCAATTCATCATCATCTAATTTACCTGTATAATATTCCCACTTTATTTTTTTCATTTTATTATACTTAAACTCAGATTCTTTAGAAAGTAAACGGTGCCTAGAAAGTATATTCAAATACTTGCTGTGAAGTTTAGGTATATTTAAAAGTTCTTTGTCTGGCTCGGTACGATCAATATCAGAATCTTGCCGCCACATCTCTAGTAGTTCTTCCAATTGTTTCATAATATCCTCCTATTGACATTATACTATAGGTATTAGTAAATGTCAAACATATTTTATATCATAATAAGTGTACCTAAATGTTGCGTCTGAAGTGACTGGACTATCTGGAGTTTCTTGTGATGAGAGTATGATGGTACTCACTGATGTAGGAAAAACATCATAAAAAACAAACTCAACTACGGGGTTATTAGAAGAAGATAATAAAACTATTTTAGCATCAGAGTATTGTGGTTTTAATCTTTGAGCTCTATTTGGATTTAAATTTGCCAAATTTTTATACTCATCGAAGTTTTCTGGGAAAGTCATTGCACGAATCCAATCATGTACTTCTTTCCAAGAAGTTAAATTTTCATCTACCATAAATGTTACATTTAATAAATCGTATATAGCTTTTTCGCCAGGTAAATAAGCATCAACGAACGGCGTAAATTGTGGTATTTCTGCCATTGAAATACCAGGCACAGTAACCGTTTGGCAAAAATATTGTATATTTGGCAACCTACTAAAAGTTAATATAAACTTGTTAGGTTGTAAAAAATTTGGGTTTGAAGGGTTTCTAGTAATCGCGGTCATAAAATCATTTCTCCGTTATGTACTATTTAGGTCGAAAAAAAAGAGGGACTTTTTACAGTCCCTCTTAAACACATTATTATAATTATTATCTTTTGTGTTTTAAAGATTACATTAAGTTTGCAATCTTGAACGCACGGTAGTACAAGTTAGTTCTAGCAGTGATAACACCTGAACCTTGAGTTGTACCTTCAGCGAATGGGTTAGCAACTAGACCATAACGTGTCTTGAAGCCAATCTTTGGCTGGAAGTTACCTGTATCAACTGCACGAACCATTTGTAAAGGAACGTATGGGCAGTAGAATAGGCCTGCGTCATAAGCGTTTGCACCCTTATAACCAACTACAGCAAACTCTGAAGATGCTGATGCTGGGAAGTATGGGTCAATGTAAACCTTGATACGACCGAAGATTGTACCAGCAAAAGTATTACCAGTGTCATCAACGGTTAGGTTAACTTGACCTTGTAGTGCTGAGTTGTAGTCAAGAATACCAGCCATTGCAAGAGCAGAAGCGACATCTGACGAGCAGATCATGATGTTACCTTTACCACGACGGGTAGTTTTTGCGATGGTGTTAGCTTCACGTTCAACTTGGAAAGCAAGACCTTTGATCTTTTCAACCATCCAACGACCGTTTGAATCGGTGTCTAGGTCAAAAGTACCAGCAGTGGTTGTACCTACTTGTGCGCCAACTTTAGCTGACGAATAAACAGTACGAACAACTTCACGGTTAATTTCAGCAAGAATTTCTGTTGAAAGAATGTTTGCTAATTCGGTTTCAGCGTCAAGACCATGAACTGCTTTCAAGTCTTGTGCTAATTCCATTGTGTACTCTGCTTTTAGAGCACGGGTCTTAGCAGTTACAGATACTTTCTCAATTGAGAAACCCATTTCTGCAAAAGTTAAATCTTCAGCAGTTGCTGTGTTCATAGCAGTACCAGTTGCAACAGATGAAGCAAATACGTTACCGTTACCAAGTGCTGTATTAGCAGCAAGCGATAGAGAGGTGTGTGAACCAGTTCTATCACCGGCATGAACTGTATTAGCTTCATTGTAGAATGCTTCTGCACCAGTTGATGGAACACGGTCAGTACCATACATGGTTCTCATTGCGAAGATAAGTCCTGTAGGACCAGTCATTGGCTGAACGCCGCAGATATCATATGCAATAAGGTTAGGTAATGAACGACGAACCAAACTGATAAGGATTGGATCGAAACCAGCAACAGGACCTGTTGCAGTTGAGCCGCCACTAAAACCACCTGTACCAGCAGCGTTAGTTGGTGTTGCTTCTGTAAGTTGCTGTACGTTGCCGCCAGCTTTTACCATTTCTTGTGCTTGGTTTTCAAGAACAAGAGCGGTAACTGCCTTACGATATGGGTCTTTAATAGCAGGTAGCGCTGGGTGCTCTAGCACTGCTTCCCATTTCTTTTGTAGTTCTTCGGTTAAATACATTTTTAACTCCTTAGTTTATTAAATTTTTGTTTTTGAAATCGATTGAACGACAGCATTAATGATTGGATCAAAAGATACTTTTGCTTTTTTCTCATCTGCTTCGTCAGACACTTGCTCGTGTAATTGAGTCTCATCAGCTTTTTTGATGTTTGATGGGAAATAGTTTTCACGAATTGTCTCAAGTTTTTCTTTTAATTCTTCCTCTGTGGAAAAATCTACGCTCTCTGCGAGTGATTTCATTTTTTCAACTTGAGTTTCGGTAAGTCCTTTGCAAACTTCATAAACTGTTTCTCTTTTTACAGCCTCAAGAATTGCTTTTTTGTATTCAATGTTAGTTTTGATTTCTTCATCTAACTGATCTTCTAGCTCTTCAACTTTACCTGCAAGTTCATCAACTAGATCAACTTTATCTTCAGGTACGTCGATGTAGTGTTCAGCAAATAGATTACGTAGACCAACAATGAATTCTTCTGTAATTTCTGAACGTAGACCAGATTGGACAGCAATTTGATTTTCTTCCATCCACTGTTCTACAACGTAGTTTAGATAGTCATCAACTTTTTCTGTTAGATCAGCTTTGATAGAATCGATAGCTTCTTCTAACATACCAGCATATTTGACTTCCATTTCTTCTTCGATTTGAGTAACTCTGTCAAGAACACGAGCTTCAAAAATAGTAGCTGCTTTATTTCTAAAATCTTCGGAAATGGTAGAATCGTCAGAAAATAACGCATCGATATCCTCTTTCATTTTCTTTTTCATTTCTTCTTTATGAGAAGTTTCGTCTAAAGCTTCTTCTTCAGCAATAACTTCTTCCTCAGCAACTTCTTCTTCCTCTTTCATGGTCTTACCAGCTTTGTTCTGGGTATCAGGGGAAGCATCTGAAGGCTTAGTGGTAATTGTACTCTTATTCTTTCCAGAATTGTCAGGTGCTTTTTCGCCCGCATGAATTTTGTGCGAATTGTCATCTGGTTTAGCATTCTGTGGAGTTGGACCACCAAGGTCTTGTACTTCACCTTCTAATTTTTGTGGAGGCATAGCTGTTGCAGATTTCTTGCTATTCGCAAGAATTTCAGCAGCTGCTTCCATAAGTTTGTTTGATGCCATTTGGATTCTCCTTATGATTCTTTATTTATAAATTTAAAGTTTTCTAATATAATTTTCAAATAGTTTTAGTGCAACTTGTTCGATTTCTTTTTTAGACGCTTTTTTGATCTGTTTTTTGGCTTGGTCAAATTGTTTCTCCATGAAGATTCCGTCAACGAACATCCATTCTTTATTCTCCATAATACCATTTACAAAAGCACCTGGAGCAGAAGGGTCTGCAACAATGTCGGCCGCAGTTGCAAGTCTTAGATCGTCTTGTACCAAATTGTAACCCTCTTTAGTCTGTACTAAAGATCCTAAAGCTCTTGAAGAAACACCACAAGTAACATCATTTTCTATAAAGTTCTTAACGATTTGACCATAAGGTGTGTCAAGAATCAAAGCTTTACCATAAAAGGTATTTCCATCTTCAACTAGAGAAAGAATTTTATGACTTACTCTTTCTAAATTAATTGTTGGAGTGTCCGGATGACCAAGTTCACCTAACGCACGATTCTGAGAAATGAATTCATCGTTATACCTTTGAACTTCATTTCTTAACGTGTCCATTTTATACATTCTATTATTTTTGTTGACAGCTTCACCAACCAAAAATGTACCTTCAATGTAAAGTTTTTTACTGCCGTTTTCAGCAGCTTCATTAATATACTTTACATTTTCTACTGTTTCTCTTATAAGTTTCATTTTACATTCCTGTTAAAGCAGGGTTATAGGTAGCGACTTTACTTACTACAAGAATAAGTGTACCACCTGCACCTGAATTTGTTACGTGTATATTTGATGATGAACTATTAGCAATAGCAATATCATATTGAGCTAAAGGCCAATCGCAATTTCCACCACCAGTTAAATCTAATACTAATTCTCCACTAGTATTATTACCTCTATAAACTTTCCATGCACCATCGGATTGTGACATTACATGTGAAATAGAAGCATCTGTAATAGTTTCATCTGCACTTGCAGACAAACTTCCAAGTGAAATTGTTGTAGCAGTATTTCCAACTACACGAATTACTGATTTGCTTCTTTTATTATTTACGATTTCGTATGGCATTTTATCTTAGTCCCATTGATGCACGCCTACGCATTGACATTTTTCTTTTCAATAAAGTACGGCGTAATTTAGCTCTTCTTGTTGTTTTCCATGAGCGTTTTAATAAACGCGCTTTTCTTAATCTTTCTATTGCAGGTATACGTTTTACTGTATTACCTGATACTCTATAACCTTTAATACCAGAACGTCTTACATTTTTCTGTACGACGATTCTACCTTTTGCATTTCTACGAATTCTACGGCGAATTTTTTGAACTCGACCCATACGAATAATGTTTGGGTTTCTTCTCTTTACAGCTTCAACTAAATCTTCACCTTCAAAAAAAGAATCAACTACTTCTGTTCTTTCTTCTTCTAGTTTCTGTTGTATCTTCTCAGACATTAAATTGTCAAAGCATTTTTTTGCTTCAACAACATTGCCTTCTAAAATTAAATCAACTAATCTCATTTTACTTTACTAAAAGCAAAACTTGCAACTTTTTCAAAGTGTGCAGGTGATTTATGTACCATGTCTGACAATTTCTTTTTATTCTCATCATTGACAGCCTTGTGTACTTGTGTAATAGCCGAAGCTGTGTAGTGATCCACTTTTCTAGTTTGGCCATTAGCAAATTTTACAGACTGTGCTTGTTTACCCGTAACAATTTTATGTAATGTATCCATTACTGCTTCTTCCAATTCAACTTCCTCAGACTGAATTGCAGAATCAATAGCAGTACCATATGGTACTGTAAAATGTTTATCTAATTTTGAATTGTAATATAAAGCTACTTTTGTTTTATCTGGGTAAATACGAATAGCTTTTCTTTTTAACATTAACACTACAGGAGGATCTTCTTGTGTAATCTTAGAAGAATCTGCTTCGATAATGTTTTCCTCTTTTACATCTGCAACTGGTTGAGCATTCTTGGTCATCACAATTCTGTGAGCTGTTGTTTTTATAAATTTTGGTTTACCAGTTTCTGGATCTGTAGATAATGTCATTTTTCTATCAGAAGTATCAATTACACCTTCTTCGATTTCATTTTGTTCACGAACAGCTTGGCGAGTTCTTTGAAATATTTGTTTATTGTTACTAATCAAATTTACCATTTTATTGAATAGATTTTGAAGAATCATTTTGTCAGCATTATTAAACTGTGGTCTTTCTTCTTGCATCTTATCAAGAATTCTGTGAATTCTTTGCAACTGTGCTTTATTTGCTAGACCAGCTCGTACTAACATGTCGAACTTTGTATAGTCCGATTTTTCTTCTTCTACGATAGATTTAAATTCAAGTAAGGATTTCATTTATATCTTTAATTTTGTTTATTGATCACCCATAAGTTTTTTCAAGTCTATCTATTCTATTAACCGCTCTATCGCCAAATTTTTTAACCATACGATTTGCAGTTTGAGATGATTTATATTTACCTGATTTTGTTACGTTTTCAGGACCTGTAGGTCCTCCAGGATGATAATCCTGTTCTTTACTTCTTCTTGCTTTATATGCGTTAGTAGCCGTCTTAAAAGAAACTTCATCAAGTTGTTCACCGTCATGCTCTACTTCTTCTGCGTAGGCTTCTTCATCGTCGGTAACTTCTTCCGTATTCTGAACTTCTACTTCAGATTCTCCAGAATTGCCGCCAAACAAACTTTTAGCCAATTCTTTTTTCTGACCGTCTATTGCTTCAAAAGCTCTTGCGGATAAAATATTATTCAAGTTTTCTTTTGCAGCGGCTGCATTACCAGCTACAACATTATCAATAAATTGTGAAATATCCATGTTTTTCTCCATTATCGTCTATTTAGTATTGATGTATACCTATCTGTCTGTGCATCTAATTCTGGTGTAGGTGACTCAGAATTTCTATCATCTACAGTATTGTCAACAGGTGGGTATTCATCTGGTGATACCGGTGGTTCTTGTTGTTGACCTAAAGTGGGACCACCCAATCCTTGCTCTTGTTCGGACTCAATTTGTTCTTGCATTTCTTCAATTTCATCATCTGTCATTTGAAGAATCTTCTTCTTTACAAATTCATGTGAGAAGTATTTGCCAATATATGGATCGACAAGACCCACCATCTGCAATCGGTTTTGTAGTAATTCTGCTTCTCTTAGTTCTGTAAAATTATTATCTTTTTTATAGTCATAAGTAATAACTTCTTTCCATTCTTTCCATTCTTCCGAAGTACAAATACCCTTAAGTATTAATTGTGTACCTAATGCTTCAGTAAAAATGATTGAGAATTTATTACGAAGTCTTTGAATAAACTTCGCAAATTTTAATTCATCTCTTGTGATCTCTTGACTACGACCTAGACCTGCAAAACCACCTCCACCTTGTTCATCCAGTCTAGAAAGTGGAACATTTAGTGCATTAAGAAGTTTCTTTTGAAAATACTTAACATCTTCTAATTCGCCAAGATTTTGTCCTGCTGGCAATGTTGTAATTTCTGTTCCTTTACCACCTTCACGGCGAGGTAACCAGAAATCTTCAAGCATCGACATGTGTTTACGGTCATCACGCAATTCGCCTGTGGATGCATCATAAACCATTTTGTTACGATATTTAACCATGACATCACGTAGATATTGTTCAGCTTTACCTTTTGGTAAATTACCTACATCAATATAAAAAATTCTACGTTCTGGTGCTCTTGAAATACGGTAAATAACAACCGCATCTTCAATCATTCGTAATTGATTAAGTGGTTTGATTACTTTGTGTAGAAAAGAAATTACAAAAGTATTCTTTGCATCCATCAGACCAGAATTGATATTAATAACCGAATCTGGTGATATTCTTAAACCCGAATTAGTTGATGAAGTGTAATTTTGAGTGGTTGTACCTCTATCACTATAAACATAATATTCAGCCGTTGAAAGAATAACAGTAGCTCCAGTTTTTGGATCTCTACCAGTTTTTACTTCACGAACCTTTCTTATTTTTCTTGGATCAATGTAACGTAATTCTTGTATACCTTCTTTTGAATTTTTCTCGTTTACTACAATATGATAGTACATTCTACCATCTATGTACCATCTTTTAAATAAATCAGAAGCTAAATTTGAAAAATTTAAAAGACGCAATACTGTTTCAAATTCCTCAGTAATTTTCTTTTTGATGGAATCTGTTGTTTTCAAATTATCTGTATTTACATCAACAACTCTCTTATCAGTAGAATATGTAATGGCTTCATTTACAATTTCATCAATCGCCATTTCTAATTCTGGATGATTTGCCATTTCACGATAACGTGTAATAAGTTCTAATTCATTACGAACAGAACCTTCTAAGTCTACATATGTACCGTAATAAGCATTTGAAGTAATAGTGACAGCACCATCATCGATGGCCTGAGTTGGGAGAGCGAAGGAAGCTTGTTCAGGTTTTTCAACCTGAACAATATCCTTTCTACCGATAGTAAATCCGAATAGTTTAATTGCCAAAATATATTAATCCTATAAAAGGAGAAAGAGCAAGAGCTCTTTCTCTATCAAACCACGTTGTCTGCAACTGACTCCCACCATTGATAGGTAAGGGTCACCGAAAACTCCTCAATCGTATCATTAGCACCCCAGTCAACATCAATTGGAGTAATATCTGTCGGAAAAAGACCGATAAATTTATATTTCTTTAATGAATCACCATTTTTAGCATACTGTGTAACTTCTCCATCTACAGTATATCCTAATGGTGATTGTGCTAAAGGTGTTCTCACGTTTAGACTATGGCTGTTAATGCCATTCATCCAACGTTCAAAAGCATTACGAATGATAAAATCTTCATCGTTAATAACTGTGATTGTCCAGTCTGCAAATGTTCTATTGCCTACAAATTTTAATTCACGGCCAAAATATTGAACAGGCACAATACCAAGAGTTGACCCTGGTAATTGTGCAGTTTTACACATGAATGTTAATTTTGTTTGTGCGTTTCCTGGCAATGAAAACGAAGGGAACGGCATGCTAACCTCAAATAAATTTGGGCGTGCGCCGTCTCCTTGCATTTGAGAGCGGAATTCGTTAATGTTGAAAGCCATTTAATTATTCTCCTATCTCTCTATTTATTAAAACGATCCAACGACTTCATTGAACGATACGCCTGTGCGTACAGCAACAAAGTTAAGTTGAATAAAGTTGATTGAACGTGCAGGTTTAATATAGATATCACCAACAAACTCGTTACGATCAATAACTTCTGGTGTATTATTTGTAGTATCACATACAACACGGTAGTCGTAAATACCACGGCGACCTTGTACATCACGTAAGAATGGTTCTACAAGATTTACGAATTGAGCTCTTGTAAATTCATCATTAAATTCAAACAATGATGAACGTGCTGCTCTAGCAATGGATTTCTCTAAAACAATGAATAGACGGCGAACATTGATACGATCAAACGCATTAGGTCTTGACAATAAAGTCTTATCACCATATAATACGGTGCCTTCACCAGGGAATGTAACTACAGGATTAATACCTAATTTATACAATTCATCACGCTCAGCTTTGGTTGGATTCCAAGAAAGTTTAACAACATTTTTAATTTGACCTCTGTTGAATCCGGCTGGTGAGAACCAAGGATCTCTTTCGATATCAGTTCTAGCACATAGTCCAGCAATATCTCCATTTAAAGGAATCCAACGGTAAACATCAGTATACTTATCGTATTGATATTTCCATCCTGAATCCATTACAGCAAAAGAAGATGGTGTTATAGTATTTCTTAAAGCCTTTATATCAGTAACTTCATTACCAGAATTGTTTACACAATCGTCTTGTTCTGGAGATAAGAAAACTAAAACATCTTTTCTACTTTCTGCCATTGAAATCAAGTGATCTGGAGTCGTATCTGATGTGGTTGCACCCGCCATCAATAAAGAAACATCAACCGAATCTGGGTTATCAAACAAATCATAAGACAAGTTTCTGTTACCATCTGTAGGTGCAGCATCTACTCCACCGCTTAAAACATAATCAGTTAAAACTAATGAGTCTAAAGTTAAATCATTTTGAGATATTAAAAAATCACTTGTACCACCCCAATTACTATCTGCCAAAGGATGACTTGCCCACCAAACATATTTTGACCTACTGTTTAGAACCTCAACATAGTAATTTGAAGTACCATCATCGTTTTTAGCATTTCTTATTTTTGATAAGAAACCATATTTTTCTAAAACTGTTCCTTTAGTTCCAGATATTACACCAGTGTTATCTACAACAACAATGTGAATTTCATCATCGGTAAGGTTTTTTGAAGTTGCAAAAGAAGATGTGTTTGCATTAGCACTAAATTCATTTCTGTACTCCCATGTAGCTAACAAAGTGGTGTTTGCATCACACATAGAAACTTTAATTGCATTTCCTAAAGATCCTGGATACTTACTTGCAAAAATTTTAGGATAACTTCCAACTTGAGTATTAGCACTTATTGGATATTGTTCTTCATAATCAGTTCTATTTAATATTCTAGTACCAACTCCATCAACTGTGGCGTTATTTGCAGCTGCACCTACAGAACGAACAACACGGAGGTCATTTGCATATGACAAGAAGTTTGCTGCGGTGAAGAAAGAGGTGTATGTGTTACTGTCTGGTTTACCAAATCTTTCTACTAGTTGAACTTCATTATTAATAGTTACAATTTCATTCACAGGTCCCCAGTTGAAATTACCGGCAAAACCACCAACAGTAGTTGCCACAGAAGGTACGACGGTAGTTAAATCAACTTCTGAGACATTCACACCTGGTGATAGTTGAAAAGCCATTTTTAAATCTCCTTTTTTCAGGCTGAATAAATTCTTTTATTGTCTATTTATGTTTTTAGAAAGTTGAGGGTGTATAACCCTTACTTGCAAATGAAGTTGACCAGTGGTCTCCAGATGAATCTACGATAGGTTCTTCTCTACCATCATCTATGATACCAAAAGGTGTCAATTGTTCGTCACCCAACATGTCATTTTCTTCTAAAAGAACCTTCCTTATATCTATATTTGTGGCTTCTTTGAAATACGATTGTGCAGATAACCACGAAAACAATACAAGACCCATAACCAAATCATCATTATTACCTTCTTCGGCTGCATAACTATCTTTCTGACGTACAAAAGTATTTAATTCTGCAATTGTATCAAAGTCATTAATGATTAATTTATCATTTTCTACCAACGTTTTCAAGTTAGCACAGCCAATCTTTTTAACAGTTTTAGTAGTTTTAACACCAAAGTTTGCAGATCGTTTAAATCCACCAGAAATCGTCTGACCTTTAATATGATGGTGGTCAATCTTGTAGACGTTTTCGTATTCTAGATCATAATGTAAAATGTCCACAACTTGTTGACCCACATTATTTGTTTCAATCAATACGAAGGCTTCATTATATTTGTTTGCCAAAGAATAAATTATTGTTGGGAAAAACAATAATGGTAACTTATTATTTCTATATTTGGCAACCTGTCTGTAAGGTACCTGAGAAACATCTATTACATTAATTGTCGAATAATCTCTATCAACACCCTCAGAACAATCTACTGTGCAGATATACAATCGATCTTTCTGTGGTTGTTCATAAATGTCCAGACCTTCTTCTGAGTGTATTGGATTGAAGAAAGCCAACGATCTTAATTTTACACCAGAAACTAATGTTGCTGAGGAACCAATAAATTCAGTTTCAAACTCGACTCTAAATTGTTCTTCAGAGGTATTGCGTATCGTTTCTTCTTTCCACTTTTGATCTCTACCTGGTACCATAGACCAATGAACTTCAACCGGAACATAAGTCGAACGATTTTCAATTGCATCTGTCCACATTTTGTAGAACAGATTCAATCCATTTGGAGTAGAAACAATAATTACCTTTGATGTTTGTCCAGAAGAAATAACAGGATACGTTGACTGGAAGAAATCAAGTGCCATATTATGTTGAACGAAAGCAAATTCATCTAAGAAAATTAAATTATACGAACCACCTCGAACACCAGCTGCTGAGGTTGCATAAGCATAAATTTTAGAACCATTTTCAAGTTCAATATTTCTTTTATTCCAAACTATAATACCTTGTTGCAACCAAATAGGTAAATACTCATAGGCCTTCTGTATTCTCGAAAGAATTTCTTGTGCTAGTTGACCTTTATTGGCCAAGATTGCAATTGAATATTCTTCTTGAAATAAAACACACCACAACATATAACCAACCGTTGTGGTTGTTTTACCAACCTGTCGAGGCATTTTTGCAATTGAAAATCGATTGTTATGAAAAGACTTAACCATTTCTTCTTGAAATGGCCACATATCAAAAGGAACTAAACCACGGTCTACGTTGACAATCTTAACATATGTTCTAATGAAATAAACGGGGTCTTCCATACACTTAACAATTTCAACAGCTTGTTCTTCAGTGTATGTGAGTTCAACGCCAACTTTCTTTAAGCGTTCATTACCAAGATAACCGTCATTCATTACTTAGAGATACTACGTAACATCCAAGCGTGTTTGTTGTGAGTGTCGATTCTACCTGCAAGAAAGTCCATTAGACCTTGTTGATCAAACTGTTCAGCTAATTTTAAAGCCATATTCAAAGTATTTAATACCATTTGATTATCCGTCATCAATTTTCTTGCCATGTCTGTACCAAGAGGAACATTCATTTCATCTTGAATGTCTGTTAATTCCATAAATCTACTAAAAGAACCTGGCGCATAAGCATCTAACGCACGAATTTGTTCTGCAATAGGATCTACTGCACCATGAAGTTCTTGATATAAATTACCAAAAAAATCATGATATTGTGGGAAGTTAGAACCTTCTACATTCCAATGATAGTTGTGTGATTTTAAGTACATAGCAAAAGTATCTGCTAATACTTTTTTCATCATCTCTACTAATGTTTCCATTTTTATTTCCTTTAAAGTGTTTATTTATTCGTCAGTGGTTCTTGTAGAAGGGAACTGTCTCGTATCACCTGGCCAAATGATTCTGAGACACCCCATTTCGCCAACACCATTTTGAAATGTATTAGAATAGGATCCAACTATTGAACCGCCGCCGCCGCCATAAGCTCTACCTCTTTGAGCAAAATTATAGATAGTAGTTCCTCCACCGCCATTGCCGCCGGTAGTTCCTCCTGTTCCTCCTGTACCATTTGAACTTTGTCCTGTAGGTAAAGTTCCTCCTCCACCACCAGCACTTGAAGTTCCTGATCCTCCGCCGCCTCCACCGCCGCCTGCTCCGTTTAAACCATCACCCGAAGAACCTCCGTTGCCACCAGTGCCAGCATATCCAGCAGCACCGCCGCCACCGGCAGCTCTTGTATTTCCTGTTGCAGTTCCTCCTCGGCCGCCTTGGCCGCCACCATCCGACCCAGACACAGCACCACTACCACTAACTATATTAGGTGAAGCTGGAATACTTGAATTATGTGTTAATCTTGCTCCTCCATTTCCACCGATTGCATTAGGTATACCATCATCACCCTCTGCGCTTCGGCCATATCCACCATAAGCGCCACAAATTAAAGTTGATCCTGCTTGAAAAGGTGAACCTCTCCATAAAGTAGCACAAGATCCTACTAGAGTAGCTCCTTGACCTCCAGCGCCATGGGTAAAATATAATGTTTCTCCCGGCGTTACCG